TAGAAAAGTTTTCAATGAACACAAAGAAGACCTATTTCATTACTATTGTCTCGTATTTGAAGGACAAGAAAATACCCAAGAAAGTAATCAAGTTTTACATGGACAAGATGGACGAACTCAACAAGACCTTCGAAGAACACAAAGGCGAGAAGACCAAAACACAAGAGAAGAACTGGATAGAATGGGATCAAGTGATAGACCATTACAATAAACTAAACCCAGCATCATTGGCGCATCTGGTTTTAGCACTGTTCGTGTTACAACCTCCAAGGAGATCAAAGGATTATTTTTTGATGAAGATAGTGCCAGAGTATAATGAAACCATGGACAAGGACTTTAATTATTTAGACTGGAAGAATATGAGGTTCTACTTTAACAACTACAAAACAAAGGGAGCCTATGGTACACAAACGGTCGATGTATCCCCTGAACTACAGGAAGTCTTCCATAACCACTTTCCCCTCAAGAAGAAGTTCGCGCCATTCTTTCTATTACAACGTGACGGCGAACGTCTACCGGATAATGGGATTACACGAATACTGAATACTATCTTTGGTAAGAAGATCAGTGTATCCATGCTTCGTAACATTTACTTGAGTAGCAAATATGGAGAGCAACAAAAGGCAATGGAAAACGACGCATCTTTGATGGGTACATCGACGGACATGGCGAGCAATGTATACACAAAGAACGAGTAATCTACAGGAGAATTTCGCCGACCTTTTTTGATTATATACCAAATGGAATATAATCAAACAGATATTCTTATATAAACAGTAATTATGTAAAAGATAATCATATTAGACTACAATTATTCTAGAATTGTTCCATCTTTATATGATTATCCAATTGATTATTTACATACTCTTATGAATATGTAAATAATTATATGTTGTTTGGTATAATATCTAAAGGGTCGCCATGAGGGACGCAGTCCCGATGCTATAACTTCACTCCCATTTGACTAAGATAATCCAAAAGGACTTCATCATTCTTTTTTGTATCTCCTTTGAAGATATTCAAAAAATCATCGAATCGTTCATAGATGGGTCTGTGTTGTTTTTGATAGGTCATGTAGTCATCACAGGCAAGGCAAAAGTATCCACATGAGGTCGCATTTATATGTTGGATCTCACGGTTCGATATTGCTATTTTTCCTTTTACAAATTCACGTATTTGCTCAGGAAAAGGCAACCCAAAGCTATCGAAGTAAATGACCTCTTTTGTAGGGAATATTTTGAGTAAAACCCAATGTGTTCCATTTCCTACATCTGAATTTTCCATGTTAATAATGTATGATCCAACATAACAACGATCTGGTAATGTATCTTTACTAAACACACCTACTAAAGGTAATTTAAGTATTTGAGCGGTTCTCTCCAGATCAGTCGAGCTTGTCGTGTAGTCTTTCATTATAATAATAGGATATTTAGTAATAGGGGTTACTCGTTTCTTTGTATGGATTCATTGCCATCGATCCAGTTTGAATCACGGTATCTTCCATTAAAGCTCCTCCAGCAAAAAGACCCTTTCCGTATGCCGTCTTTTCCAAATCAGCAATCACTTTGTTTTTATCTAGAATAATCTGGGTCAGTTGCTTTTTAGAAAACTTACCTCCAAACAGACGCTTTCCTGTTCGCGCTATATCACTAAGACTAAACTGTTGGTCTTCGATAGGCGTACCCATTCCTACATGTTTACTCATTCCTACGGTTCCACTTTTCATTTTTCCGCCAAAAACACGCTTTCCGGTTCGGGCTATATCACTAATACTAAACTGTTGGTCTTCGATAGGCGTACCCATTCCACTAAAAACACGCTTTCCTGTTCGGGCTACATCACTAAGACTAAACTGTTGGTCTTCGATAGGCGTACCCATTCCTGCTTTTGCTAAACCCATTTCCATGAGTTTCTCGGCAACCATAGGCGCGACAATCTTACCCACTTCCGTAAGGATAGAACCTCCCTTTTTCATGTCCATAAGATCCAGCATACTATCACGGGTAACACGCATACCCTTACTATTCTTCAATGCCTTCTCTAGTAGAGCCATCGCTTCCGGTTTGAGTTCCATGGCAAAACGACCTGCCTCATCGAGCATCTCACGATTTAACTGAATAGCACCGCCCTTTTTAATCGTTCGAACCTGAGCAGGGGACATTTTCATACGAAAACCACGACCCACGTTGGCGGCATACAGACCTTCTCCTTCCATTTTCTTTTTGATAGCATCTTTGATCATCTTTTTGGCGTACTCTTTCGCAATAGGTACAGCAACGTCAAGAGCTTCACGTCCAAGCTTCTTTCCAACACTTTTAACATCATCAAAAAAACCATCTCCCATTTTCTTAACACGTACCATTCTTAAAATAGTGCGAGATTTTATGTTGACCTTTTGATTTAAAATTACATGAATATGATTCAAGTAATTTTATTTAAACATCTATAATCTATGATTTACGATTTAGTCCGAAACACGCTGACCGGAACCGACGTTGATACTGATTTCACGAGTGAAAGTCGCAAACACCATCAGATTAACCGCAATCGAACCGACCACATTACCTAAGATCTGGATTGACCGAGGGACACCAGACTCGCCAGGACGACCACGAGAGCAGTCCACGTAGTAGTATCGGTAGAGAGAGTCAAACTCATCGAGACCAATCAGACCCGAAGCAAGACCCGTGGTCTGTCCTCCGTTCAACTGATTAGAAGTCGCAAGCTGTTGAGTGAAGGCTTGGAAATCATACTGCTCGTTGTCATTGAAGATATTACGACCCGAAATCTGGACATTAAAGTTCGTAAGACCAACTGGATCAGGCGCACCACCCGAAGAAGAGAAGGGAGAAAGAAGGGAAGAAGAGAGAACACCACCATCGTAAGGATCAGCACCGCCCACAGTTCCGTTTGATGCCTGAGGAAGGAATGCCATGACTACGAGGCTCTTCAATCCTGGCAGACCGTTTGAAACAAGGAAGTTGAATCCCGAGGAAGTGTTATTGAACTGGTATTGGAAAATATCCTCGTAAGCAATCTTTTTCACTGGATTTGCGATGTACTTTTGCTCATTTTGGGCCGTCATCGTGTAGCATGGAGCATACAATCGGACACTCGTAATCGGGCACGTGACCTGATCTGTGAGTGATGCGAACTGGGTTCGGACAATCGAAACCGCAACTTGTCCTTGAACACGAGCACCCGCAGCGGGCGCCGCCTGAAGTCCAGCAACAGCGTTGGTTAATCCCTGACCGGGAGAGGCAGAAGCCAACATGATTGGACAAGTGCCTCCACCTCCGAGCATAGTTGGAGCTTCCGACAACTGGAGAGCACCACTCGCCACAAAAAGACCATTCGCATCAACACCCGTCGCAGTCTGGAAGAACTTACAGAGGCACTGGTTCGTATTAATGTAAAGAGTCATTGCCGCTCCCTTCATGAGTGGAAGCTTTGCGAAATAATCACACACGTCCTTCAATCGAACGATCGCAGGAAAGGCAATGCTACGACCCGTCGCAGTAGCACTAACGTACCCCTTAAACAAATTAGTCAGGTTAGGAGAAGAAGTTGGAGGGCCAGCGACAGCATCACCACCCAAAAGAGCAGACTTGTTTGCTGAAACGCTTCCCGTAATAGTAGAAGCGCCCGCTCCCACCTGAAAGTTCAACCACTTCATTCTCGCCATGAGACCACTATTGGCACAAGAATACACACTATCACTAGTGACAGTGGATTCTGAACCAAGCGCCACGTTAGCGGTATAGGCAGCAGCAGTCGCGCCTCCACGATACGAACCAATGCCGTTCAGGGGAACAGTCATAGAGGTTCGGTTATTCGAGAGACCCGTTCCGTTTCCTGCGAGAACATTTGTAGCAGAAGCCACGGTAGTGTTGTAGACCCACGAGTCATGTGAGTCAGGGAAAAATCCAGTCACCTTACCCCAGCACTTAATATCATCTTCCGACCAAGTCGTAAGATTCTTAAAGGAAGAGTAGACATTCAGGAACCCAGTCTGTTGAACGACGGATCCACCGTTCATCTCGACGGAAAGCGAATGTAGCAAATTCCAGTAGCCCGCCTTGAGCGCCATGGCGAAATCAAGAGGAGTCGCATTCACGGTAAGCGATGCGGACTGAACCTGAAGGACTGTAGGAATCACAATGTACGCCTCCTTGTAATC